GAAGCGCCCTGGTGCCGGCCCTAAATTCTTAGAGGCCTCATTAAAGAGGAACACAAAAAATGTTCTGAGTGTTATAGCTGAGGAGGCAAAGATAAAATGAATCCTGTTTCTGAAGACGTAAAGGACATGCTTGCTGCCGACTCGGAACTTGCACTCATATTTGCTACTAATTTGTTCATAGGTAATGAACCGGCTGAGCCTGATGAGTGTGTTACAATATTTGATACTCCGGGATATCCTCCGCAATTGAATTTGGATAGCTCAGAGCGTTACGAAAATCCGTCTATTCAAATCAGGGTGCGTGGGATGACATATAATGGCGCATTTGCTCTTGCTGATCTTATTTTGAGCTCGCTACATGGTAGAGCGCGCGAAACTTGGAACACAACGTTTTATGCTTTAATAAAGTGTGCAAACGGGCCATTCTTGCTTGATTGGGATGAAAACGAGCGCCCGCGTTTTGTACTAAACTTTGACATTCAGAGGAGGTGACGGCAATGGGACAACCAATTGCAGGTGTAGGAACTAAATTCAAAAGATGGGATTCCGCTCTGGGTAGTTGGGAAGAGATCGCCCAGATCAATAGCATCGCAGGGCCGGGAATGACCCGAGATGTTATTGATACCACCGCCCTAGATACTGAAGGTGGTTATAGAACTTTTATCACTGGGTTCCGTAACCCTGGCACAGTGAAGCTCTCGATGAACTTTACTCGTGAAACATACGAGAAAATGAAGGAGGATTTTGAGAGCGCGGTGGTTCAGAACTACCTGATCCATCTGCCGGATGTAGCAGAGACGGTGCTTGAATTTGAGGGGCTCGTGACAGAGCTACCCCTTACGATAGCTCCGGGCGATAAGGTTACTGCTGATGTTTCCATCCAGATCAGTGGGCAGGTTTCATTGAGTTCTGGTAGTGGCTCCGAACTGTAACAAACAACCTTAATCAAAGGTTGATTTAAAAAGGAGGATAATCATATGAGTTTGATGAGCAGAGAGCAGTTGCTGGCTAAACAGCCGCCAAAGGTCGAGAAAATCGATCTTGGCGAAGATCAGTTCATCTTTGTAAGAGAGATGAGCGCACACGACAGAGATGCCTTTGAGCGTTCATTAATAAAACCTATCAAGGATGAAAAAGGCGAAGTAAACTTTACGCGGGCTATGGAAGATTTCCGCGCAAAACTCGCTGTGCTTACTGTCTGTGATGAGGAAGGCAAAAACATTCTTGATCCTGACGATTATGTTCAGTTGAGCATGAATATGGGCTCAGCAAGGATGGAGAAGATCGTTGAGGGCGCTCAAAAGCTGAATGCCATCACGAAGGCTGATAAAGAGGCGCTCGTAAAAAACTCAGAGCGCGCCCAGGGCGGCAGTTCTGTTTCAGGTTAGCATTAGCCCTAGGGTATGCGCATCCGGACAAGTTACTTAATGAGCTGACTGCTGTCCAGCTTGATGAATGGGAGGCATATGATCAGCTTCAGCCTATTGGCGATCTTCGCGATGATTGGCGCATGGCTATGGTGTGTGCTAGAATTACGAATGTCGTCAGGGGTATTGTTGGTATCGAAACAACAGCGATGCCACATGAGTTTATGCCTCTATGGTATCCTCAGGAAGGAAAGGGAGCAGAGCCGGTTCAACAAACTGTCGAAGAAATGGTTCAGGTCGTTCGCTCTATTGCCAAGAGTGCTAAGAATCGTGGGCAACTTAAGAAGAGGATAGAGAAATGAATATCGGAACCTTAATGGCCACATTGGGGGTTGATACAAAGGGCCTAGATGTTGCCGCTCAAAGAATGAAGGATTTTGGGTTTCAAGTATCAACCCAAACCACGAGGATGCAGAGTACTCTAGGCAACCTTCGGACTTCATATATCGCTGTAGCGGCTGCTGTGACCACTGCTGTAATGGTTGGCAAAAGATTTATAGAGGCCGCTATGGAGCAAGAAGAGGCAGAACACGCTCTTGCCATGGCGATGAAGGCGCGGGGCGATTATACCAAAGATGCACATCGAGCCTTGGTTGATTATTCTAGTGAAATTCAGCGTACTACTGCTTTTTCTGATGAGGCTGTTCTTTCAATAATGGCAAATTTAAAAGCATTTAGTATGAGTACGGAGGAAATGAAGAAGGCTACACAGGCGACCATCGATCTTGCTACTGCTAAAAGAATGGATTTGTGGTCAGCTTCACAACTAGTCGGTAAATCGTATGTTGGTATGACTACTGCGTTGAGGAGGGCCGGTATAGAAATTGATGATAGCATACCAAAAAGTAAGAAATTTGCTGCAGCACTGGCTGCTATAAATGAACACTTTGGCGGGAGAGCTCAGGCGCAACTTGATACATATATAGGGCAGTGGCAACATATGAAAAATGTATGGGGTGAAATTTCTGAGCGTGTTGGTTTTGTGCTATTGAAAATTCTTGAAGGATTGACTGCACAGCTTGCTCTTGATGCAGCCATGTTTCAAAGATTATTTTCAGTAATTGCGGGCGGCCTTGCTGCTGTTTATGATCTGATGAGCTTGTTGCCTGGCAAGATGGGCAACTTCTTTGAAGATATGACATTGGGGGCTGATGCTACAGCGAAAAAGTATGATGATCTCGCCAAGAGTTCGTGGAATTTTGGCATTAAACATTTTGACATGATGCTTAAAGGACAAAAGGAGACTCACGATTCCTTTGGCGCTATGGGTGATGATCTAGAAAAGTTTGGCGGTGTTAGTCAGAAGGTGCTTGATGAATATGAAAAGAAAAATACGGAAGTTATAGAAGCTCTCATCAAGGCTACTGATACCGAAAAGGGATACAAGATATATCAATTGAATGAGTGGTACAATGAAGCGATGAAAATATACGACAAAGCAGGGAAAGATACAACTTTCTTAGTAGCGGCATATGCAGCACAAAAGGCGGCTATACTTAAAGAAGAAGCAGAGAAGGAAAGCGATTTCATGAAATCTGTTACAGAGGAAGCTGCGAAGAGCATGCAGAGCACCATTAGTGATTTCTTCTTCACTGCTGTTAATGGTGATATGAAAGATTTCGAAGCTCTGTGGAAGAGTTTTGCAAATACGCTCGTCAGAATATGGTCTGATGCGATGTCTAAGATGGTTATCAAACTTCTTGGTCTTCAGAAATTACTTGAAGGCGAAAAGAGTGACGAAGGGCTGGGAGGACTACTTAGTGGCCTTCTAGGTGGTGCTGCAAAATGGGGTGCAGGACTCTTTGGTGGCGGCGGCGGGGCAGGAGATATGGGGTCTGCCGGCGGTGATATCCTTGGGCTTGGTGGGCTTTGGATGGGCAAAGGGGGAATCTTTCCTGGTGAATTTATGCCTATTCAGCATTTTGCTGCTGGTGGAATTGCAAGACGCCCAACAATAGGTATGATTGGGGAGAACAGAAAACCTGAAGCAGTTATACCTCTTCCTGATGGACGTAGTGTCCCTGTCCAATTTACCGGCGGCGGGAATTCTGAGGAGCGACCTGTTACAATTATCAATATAAATGCTGTTGATGCTCAGAGTTTTGCTGAGCTGTGCAAGCGAAATCCATCGGCTATCATACAACCAGTATTAGAAAATGTTAAGCATGGTGGCTCAATGAGGTACGCTTTCAAGGAGACATTATAATATGGAAACATTTCCGACAGCAGTAATTCCTGGCTATCCATATTCAATCAAGGCTACTTGGAAGACGCGGGTTACTGATTTTGAAGGCGGTAAAGAACAGCGCCGGCAAGTATGGGCTTTTCCTAAAAGGACTGTCACCATAGCATGTCCTGTTATAACACAGGATCAAATGAAAGTTTTGTGGCAGTTTTATCAGCAATGTAAAGGCGCATACGAAGTATTTTGGTACATCGACAAGATAAAAGAGTATTGGTATGCTGAATATGTTGCTGTCGGTGATGGGGCCATAGAAGTGTTTGACATCCCCGGGAAGGAATGCAATCAAGCTAGTATTAAAGTGTATGTTGATGCAGAAGAACTTCTTGAAGGGTGGGATTTCATCAGTGGTGGTGGACAAGCGGGCGCTGACAGAATTTCATTTGATAGCGGCTATATTCCAGAACTTGGGCAAGTCGTGACTGTCGATTTCTATGGGTACTTGCGATTGCGAGTGCGATTTGCTGAAGATAAATTGGAGAGGAATATATTTGCTCTTACTTTGTATAATGGGCAGATGATGCTTTCAGAGGCTAGAGAATGAAGACTGCTTCACAGGCCCTATCCAATGAACTGCTTAAAGAGGCAAATTGCTTGTGCTTCTTGGTTGTGTTTGATGTTTCTGTGGGGGCTGTGCCGGCTATATTCAGATATACAAGTCTTGATGTCAATATTGTATATGGGGGAAACATCCATTATTCTAGAGGGATGACATTTAGTGGTGCTGAATATTCTATCAGCCCACAGGTGGGGAAAATATCTTTCGCAATAGATAATGTTGACCGTGCCTTTTCTTCTCTGATATTGAATAGAGAAGTCCGCGGGAAACGCTGTGACATATTGTTGTGTGCTCTTAATTGGCCGGCAACTATTATAGGGGTTTCAACTCTTTTTTCCGGCGTGATTGATGGCGCAGGTTTTGATCATCAGCGAGCATCGTTTGATGTATTTAACCCATTTGTGTTTTGGCGAAGGAGAGTTCCTCGTAGAATACATCAATCAACGTGTCCGTGGGAATTTGCGAAGATTGAATGTACATATGTAGGGATATATGAAACCTGTGATAAGTCCTATGAGGATTGCATATTGCGAGAGAATACTGACAATTTCGGCGGGTTTAGATTTTTACCAAGTATGATACAAAAGAAAGTGTCGTGGGGGCGATGAACAAAATAGAAAGAGATATGTTGCGAGTAAAGGTGGTTACTAGCATGCTCGATGCTTCATATAATTTGCGCGGAGAAACACCACAGCAAGGATTTAACTGTGTTTCATATTTGCATTGGTATTACGAGCAACAAGGATATAAAATGCCAAGAACTCTTGGTGAATGCAGCGATAAGAATTATATTTCCTATTGGGAGCGTAGCCCAAGGCAAGCAAAAATTACATTACTGCGTCATGTTAAGAGACTTGGGGTAACGCTTGATTCGTCATTTTGCATCGTTGATGATATTGTGCTTCTGAAAGGAAAAGACGAGATAATGAATGCTGTATATTTAGGCAGGGGGAAGTTTTTGAGCTGCGATATGCGCATTGGTATTGTTGTTATACCACAGCAAGCTCTTGATTGCGAGATCGCTGGTATAATCAGGCCTAAACTTGAGGAGGTGTGTGAATGAAAGATATAGCTTTGGCTGTTTGGATGAGCGCAACAATCTTAATTATGTTATATACAACTGTGTCGTGTTCAATTAATGTTAAGAACCAGCGCCTCCAGCTATCAGCTAGAGAAAAACTTAGCTATAAGATTGGGGCGTGGATTTGTGGCGTCCTTGGGGTGACAGGATTGGCTGTTCTTGCTTTACTTATTTATGGCTGGATAAAATAAATGCCATTTATCATACCCATACTTGGCGGCATTATCGGTGGCGCGGTAGGCGGCGCTATCGGAGGCACAGTCACGATTCTTGGCATGACTATGACTGCCGCCGCGTTTGGTTCTCTAGTTGGCTCTATAGTTGGTATGGCTTTATGTTTTATTATTTCGTCTGTTACTCAATCAAAGAAAGGTGGCGCTAGTTCTGCTCAGACTGATGCTGGCTATTTAATAAATCCACAAGATACACAAGCGCCTTTACCTATTATATATGGAGAGTTTCGTGTAGGGGGGAGCTTTATCTACATGTTTTCTGATGGCGCAAGTCATAAGAACCTTCATGTTATTATGACTATTGGTGTGGGGGAAATTGACAGTGTGACTAAGTTTTATCTTGACGAAAAAGAGGAAACTGAATTCGTTGGTTATTTCACCAAGGAAGTCTTTCTCGGAACAGCTACCCAAGCTATGGCTGCAAATTTGAATGCAGCAAGCCCGGAATGGACAGATCCCCTTCGTTATACTGCGTATGCTTACATCGTCCTTACTTTTGCTTCGGAAAAATTTGGGGCTTTGCCGAACATAAATGCGCTCGTGAAGGGGCGCAAGGTTTATGATCCTAGAACTGGCATTACTGCTTGGAGCGACAATCCTGCTCTGTGTGTATATGATTTCATGACGGACAGGAGGAATGGTATTGGGATAGATACCACGTTTTGGGATGAAGATAGCGTTAAAGATTGCGCGAACTGGTGTGATACCCGTGGGTATAAATTCAATGGGGTCATCTACCAGTCAGAAATTGCCCTTGATATTGTTCAGAGAATGCTTGCCAGCTTTAGGGGCGCTATTATATGGGGAGAAGGAAAGTTTAAACTCACATATTTTGATTACGATGCTCCTTGTCTTAGTCTTACTGAGGACGATATTAAAATTGATTCATTCAGGGTAGATATACCAGGAATTTCTGAGCTTCCGAACTGTCTGCGCGTTAAATATTCTGACAAAGTCAACAACTATATCCCGGGAGACTTTCTTCTTACAGACAGTGAGGCCATAGATATTGATGGAGAAATGCGCGAGCATGAAATGCCATTGCTTGGCGTAGATAACTATACTCAAGCCTATCAGATGGCTGTTTATATGCTTGAGCGTCAGCGATTGAACTATGTGTACAGCTTCATAGCGGGGCCGAAGGCACTTGTGCTTGAGCCTTTAGATATGATAACAGTTACTCATAGCTTGGTGGGATGGGTCAACCATCTGGTGCGCATTCAAGAGATAAAACTGTTAGAAAGTGGCGAGGCTCAAATAATTGTTCGCGATGAGGCTGAAGAACTGTATGATGATACGTTGAATCTATCAGCTAAACAGTATTATCCTACTACATTGCCTGATCCTTTGCTTGCTCCGCCACAGATTTATGATGTCCAATTTAGTGAAGAACTGTTTAATCTGAAGGACAGAACTTATGTCAGGCTCAATATGGAGTGGAGAATTCCGTCAACTTATCCATTCTGCGATCATGTTGAAGTTTGGAAATCTGGTGATGGCATTACATATGATTTCTTAGCTAATGCAACAGGGAGCATCAATTTTGAGCCGACAAACGAAGGCGAGGATTGGTATTTTAAATTTATTCCTGTTAGCATTTGGGGAGTAAAAAGGACGCTTGCAACTTGCTCTGCATGGTTACACACCGTCGTTGGGGATACAGGATATCCAGCTGATGTTGAAAATTTTCACGGTCTTGTTGCTGGAGACTCAATACATCTTGCCTGGGATCCTGTTGTAAGTGATAATATTGCCGGCTATGAAATACGATATGGGGCTGATTGGGCTGAATCCATCTATGTCGCTTCAGTTGACGCTACTGCTAAGACATTTATAGGGATGAAGCCTGGGACACACACGTTTCTGGTGTGTGCAAAAAATACATTAGGTAGATACAGCGAGAATGCGGCATGGATTGAATTAGAGGTGTTCGCTCCTCCTGGCTATACATCGGTGTATGATTTTGAGGATGATTTTACAACTGGTACGTTCTCTAATGCAGAGAGATATAATCATCCTACTTATGGGTGGGTGTTATGCACAATTCATACTTTGCTTGAAAATGGAGACTTTGAAGATGGAGTTATTGCTCCGTGGGGATTTGCATTGGAGGAGAGCGTTGACATAGCAGATTTTGCTATAGAAAATAGTGATGTGTATAAAGGAGATCATTGCGGCAGAATAGATATCGAATTAAACAAATTGTCTTGGGGTGATATTTTTATGGCAAGCGGCGGTACTCCGTGGAATGCCGTATTTTCTCCCGGCCAACCATGGGTAGATATTCTTGCTGTTGAGGGCGTTTCGTCTACTGATTTTGCAAGATTGACGAATGTGATTAATGGTACGCTTGAAGCAGACTCTGCAAAAACATATAAGATAAGATTCGCCGCAAAGGCCACTACTCCGCGTGAGATGGTTGTAGCAATACGGAAACGCGTGTATCCTTGGACATTATATGGTTTTCTAGAGTCAGTTTCATTAACAACAAATTGGCAACTGTTTGAATTTACCTTTTCGCCAGAGGTAGATTATACAGATGCCATGATAGAATTTGGTGCCGACGGAACTGTCGGATCTGTATATATTGACTGTGTGTCCATTTATGAGGCTTTAGAGGGATATTGGGAGAGCATTGAACGCGATCTCGGAAGCAACAAAAAGTTACGTTTCTGGAATATAAGTACATTCCTAGCTGATATCGGGACGATATCATGGGAAGAACTGTTTGATGCTGATCTCATCCATATATGGACTGATAAAGTTAGTATTGGCCAGACATGGAATGATGTGTTCATATCAGCCATTGCTGGTAATGTCAGGATGGTATTTTACTGGAGGAAGGATGGCGAATCTACTTGGAGAGAGGCGCAGCATTTTGAACTTCTTAGTATGGAAGTTGAAGCAAGATACATAAAATATAGAATTTATCTTGAAGATTATTACACCGATTCGCATATATATATTGATTCGCCAACTCATTTGCATGGATATTCTAGGCCGGCATAAAAGGAGCGTGAAATGTACGACAATGATAGCCCTAAAAGTTCACATGGTGGAATAGCCGATATTGCCCAGATGAGGGAAAACTTTAAGCAATTGCGATGCGATGAAGCTGGGCAAATAGAACCGGCTGTGCCAGAAGCTTGTATGACATGGCTTTATACGCCAGATCCTGATGAATCGGACAACTGGTGGATTTATAGACTGCGTAATGCTGCTAATACTGCTTGGCTTGATTTATACAAGATCGATCCTGATACTGGCTCTATACAAATTCTTTTGCCAGTGCTTGCGGTTAATACAGGAGACATCGTAGATCACGCAGTTAGTTGCACTGCACAGGTTTCGACTATCACCGAGACGGTGCTTTCTAATACTACAGAGGTTATAATTGCTACATTGGCTGTTCCAATAAAGACGGTAAATGACGTTATTCTCTTATGGGCTTCGGCGTTGATTACTCAACAAGGTATTGTTACTGGCGAGAAAACTAATTATGCAACACATATTAAATTTAGATTGAGACGTGGAGATCTCGGTGGTACAGAACTTGATTTAAAGAGGAGTTATGGCAATGGCGTTGATGCTACACCATTGTGTGGTATAGACCAGCCAAATACTACTGTCAGCCAAGTTTATAAATTGACGGCGCAATGTAATGCAACTCCGTCTGCGCAATCTGCCAAAATAAATGAAAAGAGGATAATTATACTTGGGAGGTCAAAATGAAAAATTGGGCAATTATTGGTAATGACGGTTGGGTTTCTGAAGTTGTTTCAAGTGATATACTCGATGTGAATGATTATAAGGAGAAGAAAATCGTCCTCATAGAAAAACCAGATCAAGTCAATGATATAGTTTCATTGCAGCCTATTATCTTCTATGATGGGAAACAATTTCGTCAGCTGATTGATAAAAAACGAATTTGGAATAGATTGTGTGCAGTTGGATTCCATGGGGTAATAAGCGAGAGCTCATTCAATTCTCTGTTGGGGGCAGTGCGGTTCCCTCCTGTTTCAGATCAGGTTGTTGTTGGGGGGGTTCCACTTGGGCAAAAAACTTTTAAACCGGCTCTTGATGTAGAATTCAGACCAGAGTTGTATATACGAATCGCTAAGGAAGAGGACACCGATCTTTGGGTGAATTCCATGATTAAGAGTGGATTTTATACTGAAGATGAGGCGTGGTTAAAGGCACGTACATGGCTCACCGATCCGATGGTGTGGGGGATTAAGGTTGTCTGGCGAGAACGGGTTCTTCAGATTGATACATTTCATTTTGAGGCCGACAAGAAGACAGTTTATTCTGGGTACAATGCCCATATTGAGCGGCGATTGCCAACCTGGTTTTGGAAACAATTGACCAAGCCAATCTATGAGGCATTGTATTCTCATGGATTTGAATTCGTGTATGGGTATGCTCGCGCGGATAGAACGGCCTATATCGAAAATTATAAGGAGATATATGGTTCTGAAGTAGTTCGTAGGAATGACAAGTTCGTTTTTGTTCGCAATACAACCAAGGAAGTCCTTTCCCGCATCGGTGAATGGCCTCAGCGCAGGACAATTCCTGGATGGAGCTATACAGATCCAAAGTCAGGGATGATAATGCGCGAGGCGACGCTGGATGATTACGCCGGCATAAGAAAACTTGCTAATGAAATATGGGGAGATAATCCGCGTAAAGAACTTGCCCTACGTGTGATTGAGGATGATTGGGAAATCTGTAATGGGACATTTCTCATTATCCTTTCTCAAGATAATACTGTAGTTGGTGGGATCGTTGTGCGAGAAAAAGAACCAACGGTAAGTCTTATGAACTTCCCTTTAAAGCGACCAGATTATGCAGGGGAGATACAACGGGCTTTTCACAAGGCACACATGATGTGGGAAAGAGATGTTGGGTACAAAGAGATGACCATGTGGATTGAAACACGTTTAGTTCCAAAGGTGGCGCCATTTTTTAAAGTGTATGGCTTTTCGGTAGATCGCGAGGATGCCGAGTCTACAAC